CTGCAGCCATGGTATTATTCTTATAGTTGTTCTAATATTTAGTGTAGGAGTGGATTGACTTTTTGGAATTTCAAAGCTGTCGCAAAAAATTCTTGGGCCGGAACTCAGGAATTCGAAATTTTAGTATTTTCTCACCTTAATTTTTCCGCCGTTCCAGTCTTTTGATGGGACTTCAGCACCAAACATCCACATAACACGAGAAGTATTACCCTGTACCGGCGTAGCAAAATGTGTGTGTTCAGATACTAAGTAACAGTGAAGCTCTCCGACTTCGATATCAATCGGTTGATCATCTACATGCAAAACGCAACCAGCATCCGCCGCTCGAGTCATCACATTGCACCGTAGTACAGCCAAGCCATTCAATCCACATGGATCTTTATGTGCATAAACATCGCCACCGGGGAAGGTGCAAGAAACAACAATACCATCTCGCCCATGGCCAGTGACTAGAGGGTATTCAGAAACCCCGCAAAACTCACGAACCCGAGCGGACAAATCCAAAATAAATTGTGGGTGTTCAAAACGATCTGCATATAACCGAGATGTGACTCTTGTTATGTATCCCGGTTCACCACGACTAATACCAAAGTCGAGCCACTTTTTTGACACTCCCTCATCAACCCATGCGTTTAACTCAGTACATTCAGCTGAAGTGAAGAAGTTTTTTATTCTCTCAATACGCATTATTCACTAATCAGTGGTTTATAAGCCGGTAAAGTGCCAGCTGGAATCATTGCGGGGTCAATAATATCGTTAACCCCGTCACCGTCTCGAAGCGCATGAATACAATATGCAAGTGTGTCATCTTCAAGTGCCGTTAGTTGATGTACTTGTCCAGCTTTGATATAAATCATATATGGTGCGTGGAACTCTGAAGATTTTTCATTAACTGTAACATTCATTGATCCGCGAGCCAGTAAAGTTAAGTGGTCAAACAGATGAGCATGTCCCTGCTCCATATCACCGGCCTTTTGGAAGTGCATCATCTTGCTCCACAGATTGGCTACGCATCCAAGCATAACTTCAGGGCTATTGTCTCTTTCCATTTTAAATCCTTTATTCGTTACTAAAATCAGCCACCGGCATCGTAAACTGACTAGACACAGCAGGGTAGGTAAGTAAAACTATATTACCGTCTAAGTAACCTACGTCTGGTTCATGCGTATCTTCTGGGCAATCTACCCAGAATAAAGGCGCCGCCACTTCAAAAGGCGTAGCTCTAACTTCGCAAACCCGCATTACTTGTGTATTATCTGCCTGTGTATGCAACTCATTTGGTGAAATTAATGCTTTCATTTTTACCACTCCACTAAAACAATACCACTTGAACCAGAACCACCCACTTTGGCTACTCCTCCATTCATTGCGCCGCCGCCACCGCCAGCACCTATACCTGACCCTGGAGCTCCATTTTCGCTGTTGCCGTAGGTTCGGCCGAGACCACCAAAACCCATAAAACCACCGAAACCACCGAAACCCTGCCCGCCACCGTAGTAACTTGAACTATATCCAGGTACACCGCCGCTGCCTGTGGAGCTTAATTTGCCGCTTTGGCCATTTATACCGCCCGATGACCCTGTTATACCTATTGCATACGTACCACTAACAGAACCTCCAGCTCCACCTGGCCCATAAGTCCCGAGATATGGGCCAATATACGCACCACCAGCGCCGCCTGATGCAGATACAAATGATCCAAACGAGCTTGTGCCACCAGAACTTCCGGCCCCAGTGGTGCCTCCAGCACCGCCGGCGCCTACCGTAACAGTAATGGTTTGTCCGGCAATTACATCGAGATATGCTATCGCAGCACCACCGCCACCGCCGTTTTTACCAAAAGTCGTATTACCATTTGTTCCGCCACCGCCGCCGCCACCTCCAATGAGAGTTACTTTAACTGCGGTAACAACAGCAGGGACAGTAAATGTGCCTGACGATGTAAACACTTGGCCGCGAGCGCCTGTATTACCAGCAAAATCCGCTTGCCCTGCATAACCGGCATTGGTTGCTGAACTTGCATTGGTTGCTGAACCTGCACTGGTTGCGTAACCGGCATTACCGGCAGAGCTTGCATAACCTGCATTGGTTGCTGAACCAACACTCAAAGAACCAATTTTATATGTACGCATGTAATTATCCGTACCGTTGGTTCCCCAAACTCTTGGCGGATTAGATTCGTTGTTTTCATTGCCACTGTCTGAATTTATATAACCAACATCCAAATAACCTGATGCATTTGTTCTTACAATTTGATTACCCGTATTGTTTCTACCTGTTGCAACAGAAAGTCCAGCAACAGTGTTTGCGTTGCCGGCATTTGTTGCTGCTGATGCATTAGTTGCTGAAACAGCAGTTGTTGCTGTATTAGCAGTTAGTGCATTGCCAGCGTTTGAAGCGTAACCTGCATTAGATGCTGTTCCTGCTGAACCGGTAATATTGATACCATAAACTTGTGTGTTTGCAACTTGTGTAGCATTAATTGTTCCTGTCAACTGAGAAGTTGCTATACTAGGTGTTGCGTTAGCTGCACCTGTTAGTCGGCCTTGTTGATCCACAGTAAAAACAGCATGTTGCGTTGAACCACCGTATGTACCTGTAGTTACGGAAGTATCATTCAATACTGACGGAGTGACTTTTGTTGTCATTTAATTTGTCCTTTTATTCAACTTCTGGTGAAGAATTTGCGGCTAACGGTGTATCAATTCCTATGCTCCAATACAACTCTGGATTACTAAGTTCGTGCGCTTGAAGCGAAGCCAATGCAGATTCAATGTTATCGTATTCTTCATTTTGCATCTTTTTGTTTTTACATAATACTAAATATTTTTTCATTTATTAATCTCCATAAAAATCTAATTGCAAAGCGTAAGGCCAAGTTGTTGGTGTATAAAAACCATAGTAATAATGATACACATTTCTATTGAATGTGATATATAATGGAATATATGCTGTACGTTCGAATGACTCATTATAACTTTGTACCATATCCCCACAGTAAATTCTATACGAATCACTGGCTGCATTATAACCATTCCATACAACGTTACTGCCGGAACGCACTGCTGTCACATACCTCAAATTCAAGATATTATCGCCAAGATAATCCGCATTGATGGACAAAGTACCACCCCACCAAACGCCGCTGCCATTATAATCAACTCTAAATGCTGAGGCCCCATCAATTGTTGGTGTAGGAATACGCAGTGTATAATCTGAGTTAGAGAACGTAAAATTTTGATATACTGGCACATGGTTTGTGTCTGATGTAGATGCCCATGGCAATCCACCATTATTCATACTTGGAGGATCACCTAGATAACCTGTTGTTACAGTTTTGATTTTTCTCATCAAACTTGGTTTAGAACTGACGTTACCCCAAGCAACACCACCGGCCGAACCCGCATAACCCGCATTACTTGCTGAACCAGCTGAACCCGCATAACCCGCATAACTCGCATTACTTGCTGAACCAGCTGAACCTGCTGAATCAGCATAATCCACTTTAACACCTGCGTGATAAGTACTATCGTTATATCCCTTTAAGAACCAACGAGCTCCATCCCAGTGGCTTTGTACGTTGTATGAGTCAACAGCACTATCGCTACGTGCAAGTCTTCTGGAAACTCCAGCATAACCCGCATTGGTTGCTGACGCAGCACTGCCTGTTGTATTTTGGTTCCATGTTGGAGCTGTGCCAGTTAATCCGCTATACGGAACACTACCTGCACTAGTTGCATACGCAGCACTGCCTGTTGTATTTTGGTTCCATGTTGGAGGTGTGCCAGTTAATCCGCTATACGGAACACTACCTGCATTAGTTGCTGATCCTGCCGATCCCGAAATACTATGTGTATATACTGTGCCCGTTCCAGCATTTAATGCACTATCCACAAATGATGTTGTTGCGAATGATGTATTAGAAGTTTCTAAGGGCATTTTAATGCCGGTTACTGTTCCTGTAAAAGAAGCACCAGCCAGCGCAGCTTTACGAGATTCTAAACTATCAATTGCTAATTGAATCGTATTTGCAGTAGTTGGAATAGAACCGGTTGCAGGACCGTATGTAATATTGTTCGCATAATACGGATTAACATAATATCCATCAACTTCAACCAATACTTTGTCACCGTTAGATGGTGTTGATGTGAAAGAAACTGTATTTGCACCTTGATTTAATGTATATTCTGATTCAAATTGACGAACACCATTGATGTATGTACGAACTTGAGTTGCAGCTGTAAACACTGGTGTATTGTATGTATTTCCTGTATATCCTGCGGCACCATTAGCTGTATAACTTGTACGAGTGGAGTTAATTGATGTTCCAGGTGTTGCACCTCCGCCACCACCACCACTGCTAGCTGCCCAATAGAATGAACCTGGACCACCAGTTGTTAATACATAACCAGCGTTTGTTCCTGTTGGTAACAATGCAGTCAACGCAGCTCCCGAAGAAGTTGCACCAGTACCGCCTTGTGCTAAGGCAAGCGGATTTGTTAGTGTTAAACTATTAAATGTTGGCGATGCACTAGTTCTTAAATCTTGTGAAGTGCTGATTGCCAATGTATTTGAGGCAGTTGCAACAATTGTCAAACCATTATTACTTGTTAATGAAATTGAACCTGATGCTGGATTAACAACACCTGACGTTCCAACAAAAGTATTTGATGATGTGTTAGCACGTGCGTATGATGAGTTTGCTTTACTGAACGCTGGTTCAATTTGTGGTGCAACATTATTTGCTGCAGCAAAAGCGCCGTTGGCCTGCAAAAATGCAGCATTTGCATATGAACCTGTTGCGATTACCGCAGATTGCAAGAAAACATTGGCTGAAGTAATTGTGTTATTCAAGTAGTTTGCCATGTTGGCAGTTGCAACACTTGTTGTACTGAATGATGTTAAATTATCTGTTAAATGTTGATTTGTTAAAATACGGTAATATATACTAGAATTAACATCATTCAATTCAAATTGTGTACTTGGTTCATTCCAACGAATTGTTGCGTTTGCGCCTGAAGATCCACGGTTCACATTAAATGTGCTAATCTGGCCCGTTGCAGATCCAGAATTGATTGTAAATGTGTTTGAATTATAAACAGTTGTTCCGTTAATAACAAAATTACCACCAACCGAAAGTTGACCTAATGTTTGTATATTATTTACAAATAAATTACTTGAATTTGCATCAACTTTACCGCCAGCAGTTACGGTAATATTGGGTGTTGTTAAACGAGTGTTTGCAGTTATGTTGTTTCCGGTTATTGCGCTTGTAACAGACAATGATTGTGTGTTTACAGAAGCATTTGCTTGTAATGTTGGAGTATATACAACAGTATTAGCTACAACAACGCCTGAAATGGCTGTTCCAGTGACAGACAAATTTCTTGTATTTGCTGATGTATTTGCTTGTAAAACATCCGTAAATGTGGTTGTTGTTACCGACAATGATTGTGTGTTTACGGAAGTGTTTGCCTGCGATATTCCTGTAAATGATGTTCCTGTTACAGACAGTGTTGCGGTATTTACAGAAGTGTTTGCTTGGACAAGATTAGCAAATGCAGATTGTGTTACAGTAAGAGTCTGTGTGTTTGATATTGTATTTGCTTGAAAAAAAGCAGTGGTGATATCAGTGTTACTTACTATTGAATTGGTATAAATTTTGGTATTGGCATTTAATACATCTGTCAACACATTTGTGTTAGCTTGTAGTGTATTTGTCCAAGTGGTGCCTGTAATAGATGCATTGGCTGTATTAACTCTGGCATTTGCTTGTAATGTATTTGTATAAGTGCCATAAACAATAGATGCATTACCTTGAATCAATGCATTGTTTGATACCTGCAAAGCGGTATTAGGTGCCAAAGCATATAGAACACCACTGATGTTAGCAGTACCTGCTGTTGAAATACTTAGTGTGTTATTGCTGAAATAAGCTTGACCGGCAACACCCAAATTGTTTTGAATTGTCGCAGAAGATCCTAAACCTTGTACACGCAATTCTTTTTGAATAACAACAGAACCGTTGGATTGCAAAGAGTTTTGTGTTGTTTCATTTAAAAAGAGTGTACCAGAATCTTTGGTATAATCACCCTTTCCCAAAACATTATTTTCTCCAACTAATGCATTAGTTGTGGTCATCCATTGACCAAATGTATTGGCATAACTTAAAGCGGTAACTGTATTAGCCATTTTGACCTTTTTCTAATAATTTTAACATTAGTGTTTTTATTTCCGAAATATCTTCCTTGATACCGTTCAATTCAGATTTTACTTTATTTAGTTCTTCTTTTTGGAGCTCCATGTTACGGCGTTTGGCCATATAGTCATTTAACCCGTTTTTATCTTGATTGATAAGAGCCCCACTCCTTGGGTCTCTTATCAATTTTGTGCCTTCAACTTTTAAATACTGCATGATTATGCTACCGTATTAATGTTCGCAGGCAAAGCAACACATCTCATGTCAGACAAAGCTGGAACATTAGTTTTATCTGTAGTTGTTAATACAATTTTTAGTGCAAATTGACTAAAATTTGTATAAGTTTGTCCGTTGGTGCTTTGGTATGAAATATATCCCTGGTCTCTTCCCGATGACAATGATCCTGGTGCAAATGTGAATTCATACAAATCATTTCTTGTTTGTGAATATGTTGAATCTGAACTATTCACCTTTGTCATTAGTTGCCAGTAACCTTGGTCAAAATTTTGTGTATCGTTACGATTCAAAACTTTATAATAAACATTAATATCAGTACCAACTGGACGATATGCAGTCATATAGACCTGTAAATCACCAGAATCGAATCCTGCATCCAACACAACCTTCTTTGTCATATATCGTGTTTTTGCTGGACCACCACTACTTGATGTTTCTCCAGTTACAGTTGCAGTTGCTCCAGTTCCAGGTGTTGTGTTTGCATCAGTAATTGTGATTGTTGGAGTCTCAATGTATCCCGAACCAACAGAAGTTAGATAAACAGATTGTATTATGCCACCAGAAATGTTAGCTGCCGCATATGCTTGAACACCATTTTTACCTGTTGGTGCCGAAACTGTAACAGATGTACATGCCACATTATAACCAGAACCACCAGAAACCAATGTGATTAAATTGTTAGACAATTCACAGTTATTAATATTGTATTGAATTGCATATGCTGTTGTTCCAGCATCAGACAGTATTGGACTCACTGCATCATTACTAGAACTCATTTGTGCATACAATGAGAATGATGTTGTGGAATTTGCTTGTAAAATTCTCTCACCTTGATTGTCATTTAAATACAAATGGTCGATCATTGTTGAACCATATTTACCAGGATTAATATTTACTTGGCCGGCTGATGTTCCGCTTTGTAAAGTTGCATCATAGTTGTAGTTAATTGACGTTGATGTTGGTATAAAATCTGTTGTTGTTACATTAAAAGCATCAACCAAAATGTCGCTGTTTGTTGTAACTCCAACAATATCGTTAAAATTATTTGCATTACTGTAATAATCAATTGATGAATCTACCAAAGTTCTTTGTGGCAATTTTTTAGGAATAACCATACGAACTGTTGGTGTTTGTGTTGTGTCAAAAGAACAACGTTCAATTGTAAACATCAAACTTTGGTTTTGATCCACGGTCCATGTTTGTGCGTTCTGTGAAATAAACAAACCACCAACATACGGAGCAGTAGAAATTTTAGTAATTGTTGATGGAATTGGATCTGTTGGTAAATTCTTAACAGAAGATGACAACGCTGTATCGCCATTTGCAGCTGTCCACAGCGTATATTCATTCGAATTTGTTTTCAAAATAAACGAATATAAAACGCCAGGTTGAATATAAACCGGTGTATTAAATTTAAATTCTGTGTATGCAGTAGAGTCCAAATATTGTGGTGAAGCCGACACATTAACCTGCTGTGGCGTTAGTGTAACAATCGAATGGTCTAATGTGGAACCATTAGGATATCCATTTAAAGTTCCAACAATCGACAATGTGATGGGTGAGGTGTCTGATGTACTTGTTGGCTTTGACGCAAAGAAAAACTTTGCAGAATCCAAGAAAGCGCCATTTGGAAAATTATTTGGATCAATAATAAATGTTTGTGCAACAGGATCACGGAATGAATAATATGAGGATAGAGAAACGTCCACAGTTGGATCCATCGAATGGCTATACGACCTATCACTTGTTTGTGTGAATGTGTCTTTGGCACCAGAGGGTGATGCACCAAAGTCAAGTTTTTGTTTGTTTACTTGTAGACCTTCGGAAAAGAATGTTCCTTCCGAATATGTTGTCACCGAACCTATATTTCCATTAATTGCATTATCAAAACGTAACACTCTTTGGCCGGTGTGGAAAGTACCAGGTGGTATTGTGAAAATACCATAAAATCTACCTTGTTCATCTGTGACAAATGTACCAATAGAATAGATATCATTTATCGAACAGCTTAAAGTTGTCGATAATGTGGCAACTCTAGTTGAACCAACATAACCCGTAATAGTTGCTGATTGGCCAATTCCAGAACCAGCATTAATGTAGATTGTTTGACCGGTATAGAAATTGTTAGTTGTTGATGCTAATTGTGATAGAGTAACTGTATTAGAGGCAACACCTTTAATTAATCCACCATAATGTTTTGTACTTGTTACTGAACCAGTGGCCGTGGCGTTTTGATAATTGCCAGACACATCAAAAAAAGCATTTTGTAACGTCAAACCATTATTATATGTTGTTGGTTTTCCATCACCAGCAACATATAATCTAACATTTGTCGAACTGTTGTATTTGTGTACGCCAATGACAGTACCTGTTGGGTTGAATGAACCAGAAGAATAATAACCAATAACATCACCTTCTTTGAATGTACCACTTACGGATTCAAGTTCAATCGAATTAGATTTGCGAATATAATTTTTAACATCGGCATTATCAAATTGTGCATTTAGTGTTGCATATGTCAGCATACCTTCGGCACGAACAATAATTTGTTGTGGACGAATCCACGAAAGAATGCTAACATCAGTAATATAGCCATTATCCATAGAGTATGTGTTATTCACACTGTTATATGGACCTAAAATGTTATTTTGCCTTTCAGTACCACGCATGTCATATGTGGATGTGACGGTTGTTGTAACATCTGTTCTTTGTATTTCCCCATAAACTAAACCATCCGGAGCAATGATGCCACGAGAGTTCTGATTCCATTCGCCAGTAAAACTTGTTTGTGATTGTGATTGTCCAGTTAAAACTGCCGTACCAGTAACTGTTTGCCAATCACCGTAACTCAATACATTATTGGTTCCGCCATTTGCTTGGAAAACTTGTAGATCAGGATCAATTATTAATAATGATGGTGATTTTGTTGTGTCTACCCAATTATCCACATTAGGAGATAAAGAAACGACACCCTTAGCCGAAGATACTGAGAATGGATTGACATTAACTGTACGACTTGCTAATTTTTGTGAAACCAAATTCTTTGTGGTATATGGTAAACTAAAGTAGTTAACAACACCATCTGTTGTGATTTTGTAATTTAAACCAGAAATTGCAGAAGATGAAGGTGAATTCATATTATATGCTAATGCTAATGATTTCAATGGGAAATTGAATACATTTTGACTTGAAGTCATCTTTCTTGTTCTACGGTTAATATTTGCACTAAAATCTGAACTTCCTGTTTCTGCCGCTGAAAAACCAGAAAAATCATCAACCATAATACCATTTTTGAAACGATTTAATCCATATGCATCTGAAATCTGCAATGAGTTTGCATTTTGTTCCAAAGAATTTAATGCTGTATAATATTCAACACGATTAATACGAGTATCTAATCCAGCAATATCAGACATTGTATATCTACGATGTTGCACTTTCTCAACAGACAAATCTCCCAAGAATCCTGTTTGTGCTTCTGTTGGAAGATATCCTGTGTATGGATTATGTGTTAATTCAGCCAAAACCAAAGAACCATCTGGTGTACTTGGGAAAATAGGTGATAAACTTGGTGATCCTTCAATAATCTGTAGTGTAGAATCTTTTGTTAATACCAATTTATCTTTACGAGCCAAATAATATGAATATGTGGTCGTAAATGTGGTTAAATCCACAGGCAAGAAAACACCAACTTTGCTGTCGCCTGGATTAGAATATCTGTACACGAAACTTGTTTGTGCATTTAATCTTGCTGGTCTAAAATCCAAACAATCTCTTAGTGAGTAGTTTACACCGTTTTTACTTACATAATTTGGAATTTGTCTGTAATCTTCAGGAGAAGGAGATAAATCAACATAAGACATTTTGCTAAAATAACCATCACCACCAGAATGTTGGTAGTAATCAACCAACACCAATAAATTACCAGCAGGTTTAGGAGCACCAGGTCTTAATTTAATACTGGCGTGGTCATAATAACTATCTCGTTGACCATTATCGAAAATAAAATTGGTTGTAACATCATAAGTTGAATTTGTCAACATAGACAAAACTGGAGGTGTTCCAGAACTCTTAGTGTCAATAATTTTAACAATTCTTTTCACATCAGACAAGTAAATTGATTGTTTGTTGCCTGGAGAAACCACACCCGCAGCATTAATGTAAATTTGGCCGGTTGAGTTGGTGGTATCATCAACAAACGTATATGTATTTACTTGAGTTCCATCAAGTTTAATTTGTTGCGTGTTAGCCGTTATTAATTTTTTAACTTTTAAAATGTGGTTTGTGTCACCAGCATTTATTACAGATACTTTTGCTATCACTGTTGCTGTAAAAGCAGTCAAATCAGATGTATTTGTTGTAAACGTTGCTACAGACCCAGATCCACTAATGGTTACCACTCTTGAACCAGTTACCCAATTAATAATGTCTCCATTGTTTATTGTGGTGTTTGTGCCTTTATTAGTAACGATAATAGTAAATGATTGCTTAACAACATCAGAACTCAATGTTCCATCATTTCCTATATGTGTTAGAACACCAGAATAGTCTCCAGAATAAGATAATTGTGCAGTCAATGTTGTTCCAGAAACACCGAACGTTACGTTTCTGAATTCTTGTGTTGTCGTGTAACTTGGATTTACAACACCAGAAACATATGGATTACCAATACGGTAAATCATTTCTGGCACAGTTGGATTTTCAAATATTGTATCTCCGCTGCTTAATCCGTTTACTTTTCCTGTGTTGTCAATTGCTGCAGTACCATAAATGGTTGCTGGATAAGCTGATTTAGAAGCATACATCATTGATTCAATATCTTTTGTATCAAAATTCAATACAAACACCGATGTTGCATCTGGATTAACACCCCAAGAATTTGTTAAAGTAGCTACTTTTGTTGATCCAACATACGAAGAAATTGTTCTTTGTTCACCGGCATCAGTACCTTTGGTGATAGATATATTTACACCAACATATGCTCCATCAACAGAAGAAGCTGTGCTTGGTAGAGTGACAGTTGTTGATGTTGACGACACAACATTTCCTGTCAACACATTATTTTGTAAATCATAAACAAATGCTTTGTATGTGTAAGTATTTGCTTGTGAATTCGTTGTGCTGTGGTCATATGTTAATCCACGAATATAACCTGTGGCAACCAAGGTTGAGTTATAAGTTGTTGCGGATGTTACATTAACGTTGGATGTGGTCACACAATGAAAATCAACTGTGTTTGAAGTTGTTATGTCAAAAGTGGATGCATTAGCACCACGAACATTACTCACATAAAAGTAACTACCATAGTCAACAAAAATTGTTTCTGTATTTTGAGTACCAATCGTTCTTGCACGATTTGTTGTAATATTGATTGGTGATGGATTCAATGTGCGATAACCACGAACATAAGCCAATCCTTTGCCAACAGACATTAAGTAAGTGTTTGTATCATTAGGATTTGTTTTCGGAGTTAATTTGAAATCTTCAACAACATAATCACCATTTGTTTCATAATCACGCTTTGCAAAGTAATCATCAATTACATTGTAAACGGAACCATCAACCATTTTGAAAATATTACCATCTTCTACACGAACCAATTCGATAAAGTATTGGTCATCACCAAAATAAATTGGACGAGAAGTTAAATCAAGTTTAATAACATAACGGTCAGCGCCTGGAGCTTGATAATTGGAAGCACCAACTGCTGGATCCAACATAGATGCATCATTTGCATAATCATAAATTGTTTCTGTGATTTCCAAACCAATGCGTTTAGACACAACATTACCGTATTTTTCTAAAACAATCGTGGCAGGATTAACTTGAACAAAATTGCCAAGAACATAAAACACACCTTGTGCGATTGAAGCAACAGAAGAATATCCTGTTGAATTTGAAACAATAGCTTGTACTGTTTTTGTTGAATTTACATCATATATTAGGTCGTTATCACCAAAGCGCACGCCGGATTTATATGTAACAATTAGTGTTGGAGGATCTCCGCCAGTTGCCTGAACAGTTTTAATAACTCGAGCAGTAACTGTTCCAATATTATTAGTTATCAATAAACCATCCCAAAGAGAAGCATCAACGGATGAACCATTAAATGTTTCCTGCAATTTAATATAGTAACAATTAAAATTTGTTGTAACTTGTCCACCAGAAACTGGAGAATTTTGTTTAAATATGTTGTCTGCAAACTTTGTAATTTGATCTTGTAAAATAGTTTGCGATTGTGTCAACTCTCTTGCCTGAACCGCACGGCCTGGTTTAAACAAAATACGGTGAAAGTTTTTTGCTGGATCGAAATCGTCATAGTATGGGTCAACATTAAAATTCAGTGCCATTTTTTTCCTTTAGTAACCTAATACAAGTCTAATTTGTTCTACACCATCAACACTTCTCGCAATGCCTGTTCTATTTTCCAGGTAAGTAATATAACCAGATAGTATCGTAAAGTTTGGTGCAGTATATGACAACAATGTTCGTGTGACAGAAGAATTTAATCCGTGTATCGCACCGCTTGTTGTTGGTGTTCCTGTCATATTTATGACTTTGACCACATTGGTTTGTGTATTAAAATTCAAAACTGTACCAAAAAAAGTTGGATTGCCTGGATCACCTTGATAAATTGT